TCAACTGCTGTTCAAGCTTACGTTATACAACAAGACATTGCCGACGCTGATGCTTTAGCCGCAACATTACAAAGCCAAGCTTCACTTGGTGACGGTTAAAATAAACAATAAAACAAAATATATTTTTAAGGTTATGAGAAAGAAAGTAGAACTTCTAATTGATGAAGAAGAACCAATTAGTGGCATTGAAGCTGTTAGTTTAGTTCGATTCCCTGCTATTGAAACCGACTTTGTTTATTTATCTAGCAACGCCGACAAGAAGATGTCATTTGCTATGGATGAGGAAAAGCAAATGTTAATCGGCCCAGCTTTAATACCTGACAAGTTGATTATGCGCCTAGACGAAAACGACGAAGAATACGACGTTTACTTTTCAAAGGACACAGTACGTCAAGCGATGGAATTGTTTATGCGAGAAGCTAGAACAAATGAAAGCACGCTTGAACACGCTTCAAAGATTGACGGAGTGACTGTTGTCGAATCTTGGCTAGTCGAAGATCCTAAAAAAGACAAAAGCGCATTGTACGGATTTGACCTACCAGTAGGAACGTGGATGATAGCTTCTAAAGTAAACAACAAAGAAATTTGGGAAAAGGTAAAAAAACGAGAGGTGCGCGGTTACTCAATAGAGGGGTACTTTACTGACCGACTTGTTGAAATGAAACGCGGCAAGCTGTGCAAGAATTGCCCTGAGGACGAACAAATTATTGAAGAACTTAAAGCGATAATCTTAGAAGAAGTAAAGCCGTCTGGTGAGTTAAACGGACAGCCTTTATTTAAGAAAGCACAAGACGCACAACTTTGGGGAGAAATATTTTTTAACAGAACAGGATTTAATGCTGTTTCAGTAAACGGTGAAACGCTTTTTAGTGCAAAGCAAAGTTTAGAGTCATATCCTTGGGACGAGTGTATTCGTGATCAAACAAATCGTTATGGTTCAAAAGAAGTAGCAGAGAAGGTTTGCGGTATGATTCGTTCAAAATACGGTTAAAAATAAACACCTTAAATAGGTTTATATATATCAATGATAAATTAATTAATTACGCGTAATGAACACAGTTGAAAAAATCAGAAAGGCATTAGGACTTCCACAAACGAAGTTATATGCTGAAGCTCGTCTTGACGACGGGCGTGTTGTCGTTACCGAAGCCGAGTCTATGGACGTAGGCGTTGAAGTTCGTATTCTCGACGATAGTGGAGAAGCATCACTTCTTGACGCTGGAACATACACACTTGAGGACGGAACGAAAATTGTTGTAAACGAAGATTCTCGTTTAGCATCTTTAGGAGATGACGAAGTTGAAGTTGAAGTAGAACTTGAACATACTCCTGACCATAAAGAAGATGAAGAAGACGAGATGGGCTACGACAAGAAAAAAGTCGATATGAATTACGACAAAGTTCGTGATGCACTAGACCAAGGTTTCCCTGACTTAGGACAAGACACAATCGACGCTATCGCTACTCTTGTAGCAACTATTTACTCAAATGACGAAGAAGTTGTTGAAGTTGTTGCTGAAGAAGAAGAAGAAGAAGAAAGAGAAGATATGTCTAAATTCTTAGAAGAAGCTTTTGCAAGTATTAGCGAAAGACTAAACGCTTTAGAAGATGCGCCTGCATCTAAGGGTGTAACACACTCGCCAAACAACTTTTCGGCTACGCACAAGTCGAAAGATTTAAATAAATTAACAAGTGTAGAACGTGCGCTACATATAATAAACTCTAACAAATAATCTTATGAGTAATTTAAAGAAATACGATTTCGATATTACCGTTACTGGCGGAACTTATGCTGGTGAGTTAGCTTTACCGTATGTAACGGCGGCTTTACTTGGTGCGGAAACTATCGCAAAAGGTCGTTGTCGTCTATTAGAAGGCGTACAATACAAAGCCGTAATTAACGCGCTTTCAACTACGGACACAATTCAAGCGGCTAACTGTTCGTTTGCTGACGGAAATGATCTGACATTGACTGAACAAGTTGTAGAACTTAGCGATCTTGCAGTAATGGAAGTTATCTGTCGTGAAAAGATTTTCCCAACTTGGGTAGCAGCACAAGGATCAATGAACCGTGACGGAGATATTCCTGTTGCGTTTACTGACTTCTTAATGGCAGCAGTTGCTGAAAGAACAGGAACAAACCTTGAGACTTTAATGTGGACAGGCGCGGCTCCTTTTGGAACAGGGTTCCTTTCTAACGATGGTGCAATCGACGACGATGGAATTGACGCATCAGCAATGAAGGACTTCGCAGAAGCTGACACTGGTGCTTTAGGTGCTTGGACAAAAGCTAATATACTTAGCGTTCTTGATTTAATTTTTGACGCAGCTCAAGCAACACCAGGTATTCTTTTAAAGCCAGGTGCAGGTTTTTACGTTTCGTATGAAGCTTACGCTTTCTTCTTACAAGCAATAGCAGCTCAAAGCACAAACCAAGGTTACAATCAAGACTTAGGTGGTGCGACATACTTAGGTTACCCAGTTTACCCAACAGCAGGTATTCCAAACACAAGCGACGTTGCAGTATTTACTTATCCTGAAAATCTAGTTGTCGGAACAAACAACTATACTCCTGACACATCAGCACAGTTAATTCCTGCTTACGCTTACGACGGGTCTGACAACGTAAAAGTTGCGATGCGTTTTGGCGTTGGTGTTAACGTAGCTGTAGCAACTGACGGAGTTGTAGGTCACGACTTTTCTTAATCACTAAATTAGAATAATATGCCTTGTTTAATATCAGCCGCAAGAGGTATCGATTGTAGAGATGCAATCGGTGGTTTAAAGGCAATTTATTTTTGTAGTAACTACTGTTCTAACATTCTTGCTTCGGCAACGGTAACGGCTTCATCTTATATTATCACAGACGCAGACTTTCAAGACTGGGATATATTCGGAACGCCAACATCGTCAAAGGTGCAAGTTTACAAATACGATTTAGTTACTGACTTGTCAAACTTAACAGTTGCAATTGAAGCTGATAAGGCGACAGGTTCAGTAATGTACAATCAGACTTTGAATGTAGTACTACACAAAGTTGTTGCAGCAGACCTATTTCAATTAGGACTAATCGCAAAGAATCGTGCGCAAATCTTTGTTCAAGATTCTAACGACAATGTTTTCTTAATTGGAATAGTGGACGGATGTTACTTAACTGGTGGGGATACAATAGCTTCAGGAACAAACCGTTCAGATATGAATGGCTTGACGCTTAACTTTACTGCTAAGGAACAAGATCCGTTATACATACTACCAGCTCCAACGGTAGGGGCAGCAAACTTCCCATTTGATGGGTTAGCAGATGCCGCAGACATAGCAATCACATCAGCGTAAGTTGGTTTGATTAATGATGAAAAGGGGTGTGGCAATGCGCCGCATCCCTTTTTATTTTAAACAAATTAGAAGTTGTTATATATTTAATAGATGCAACAAATTAGGAACGCAAATAACACAACAGGAGCTGACGTAACTAATTATTTATATGTTACGGCAAACCAAGTTCAAAGTATTGCACAAGCAAGTGTTAAATATTTAATTGGCCTAACTTCGATGAGTTCTAAAAATTCTTTGTATTTTTTACCCCTAAGTGTTGGTGGAGTGAATACAGATAATATACCAAGATATATAAGGCTAGGATTTGCAGTAATGGATAAAGATCAAGTTGTAAACCCAGCAGCAGGAGTAATAAAATTTTACGATTCAACTGGCGGCCTTGACACGTATCCAATGGGTTTCTACACATATCGAATATATGAACAAACAAGTACGACTAACCTTGACCCAGCTAATGCTACATTAATAGAAACAGGTATGGCATACGTTCGTGATTATTCTGGCAATATGGAAGAAGTGACACCCGATTTTAACGAATATAACCCTACGGTTAATCAATACGTTTACCCATAATGAACAAACACGATTTTAGCGTTATAAATTATACTGACCAAGAGATACCAGTATTTCAAGAGAAGCAAGGTCAAAAATATGTATCGTATGGCTTCGACGATCTATACGGTGATTACTTGCGAGATTTATTTTTAGCAAGTTCAACTAACGGTGCGATCATAAACGGAGTTGCCGATATGATTTACGGTGGTGGTTTAGACGCTACTGACAGAGACGACAGCGATGCAAAGCGCGAACAATGGCTTCGTCTACAAGATTTACTTCGTAAAAGTTCAGACGGGCTTTTGCAACGTGTAGCATTTGATTTAAAGTTATATGGTATGGCTTATATCAATGTTATTTGGAACGCATCAAGGACAAGAATAGGATGCATAAAACATCTACCAGTTCACACAATGCGAAGTGGTATAGCTGACGAAGAAGGAAACGTAAACGAGTACTACTACAAATCAGACTGGAAAGATAAAAGACTTAAAGAAAAAACAATAAAAGCGTTTTCTTTAGAAGACAGAACTGTTGCATCTACTTGTTTACAAATTAAAAGATATACGCCTTCCCTTCATTACTACTCTGTGCCTGACTATGCAGGAGGCACTAATTATTGTGAATTAGATCAGCGTATTAGCGATTTCCATCTTTCGAACATACGTCGTGGGTTTTTCCCTTCGATGCTTTTGTCGTTTAAGAATGGAGTACCAACACAAGAAGAACGTCGCGTAATAGAACAAAAGGTTATTCAAAAGTTTACTGGCGACGATAACGCAGGCCGTATTCTTATCACGTTCAACGACGGCGATGAAACAGCTCCAGAGTTTACACCTATACAACAAAACGGTGCTGATGGTATGTATGAGTATCTGTCGAAGTTAGTTAGCGAGAAGATACTAACGGCGCATCGCGTAGTAAGCCCTTTGATGTTTGGCATAAGGTCTGAAGGTGGTGGATTTGGCAATAACGCAGACGAATTAAGAGATTCATATTCTTTGTTTAACAATACTGTTATTGCTCCATTCCAAGACATAATTTTAAAGACGTTTGGAATGTTGTTTGGCATAAATGACATTGAGTTAGACTTATTCTTTATTACAGCTAAACCTGCTGACTTTTTAGACTTAGATGTTATTGAAACGCTTGACGAAGGTGAGCAACAAAAAGAAGGCGTTAAAAAAAATGACGTTGAAGTAAAAGTCGACGAGTTTAGTAGTAAAAAAAAAGACGTATTTGAAGAAAGCATAAGCGACTACCCAAAAGCCGTTAAAAACAATGCTAAGAAAGTTTTGGACTTTGTAGAAAAAAACGGCTGGGGTTCTTGTGGCACAGCCGTAGGAAAGCGAAGAGCGAACCAATTAGCCAAAGGCGAACCAATAAGTATTGAAACGGTTCAACGTATGGCTAACTACTTAACAAGACACGCTAAAGATTTAGAAAGCAGCAAGTCGTACAACGACGGATGTGGTAAGCTTATGTATGACGCTTGGGGCGGTAAAGCTGGTCTTAGATGGGCTAAGTCTAAGCTTAAACAATTAGAACTTAGCGAGAAAGACAAAGAAACAATTTTTAAAGCTCAAGCTGTTGATTTTCTTATTGAGATGAGCGAAGACCACGACGAAATGCTTGACAAGTACGAAATGGTCGATGCTCGAAAAGTTGACTACGAGCGTGAAGATTTGTACAATGCAATGTGGACTTTTGCTAGTCCAAGAGTAATTCCTGACTCATCTCAAGAGCGTTCAAGCCGAGGTGTATCGGAACAAGACACAGACCTTATACGAGTAAGGTACGCATATATGCCAAAGAAGACAGGAATCAATGGAAACCCGTCAAGAGACTTTTGTAAGCTTATGGTAG